CATAAAGCCATATCTAAGGCTTTAACACATCTAAGATGAGCCTGTACATCATCAGGCTCATCTAAATTAAACTTTAACTCTGCTGTCATATTAGAAGCCCCACTTCTTAAACCAAGTTGTAAAGAATCCTGGAGTCTTAATAGGTTCCTTTAGTTTCTCCTGTATAACTTTATCTTGAGGAACTAATTTTTCTTTAAACTTTTCTTCAAACTCAGTTACTTTTCTCTTATACTCTTTATCAAAGTCTACATGCTTTTCTTCATAACTATCAAGCTTTTCAACAGCTTGTTTAAAGTTAATAAATGAAGCTGCATCAAATTCTGCATTTACCTCAACTACCTGAGTACCTTCTTTAATATCTACCTTTGAAATTACTTGTTCTTGAGGAGTATTAAGTTCTGCAGTTTGAGTAGGCTTCTTTCTTCTACTATTATTCATGGTTTTCTTATTTTCTTTAGGCTGTAAAGATAACCATTCTTCTTTAGAAATAAATTTCCCTTTAGAATTTCTATATATCATTTGACTGTATACTTAGTATTGTTCAAAATTAAAGATATTATATCTCTGTTATTCACTCTTCTAGGTCCCTTCTTATCTAAATCATACACTAGTGTGTAACCAAATATTTTATCAGCTTCTATAGTGTAGCCTCTTAATACTCTCTTCTCTCCATCTACCTTATTAAATACTACTTCATAAATACTATTAGTACTCTGCATCTTATAAACAATATCTTCTAAAGTTTCTTCAAGTACTGCATTAAAGGAGTTAGTATTTCTAGAATACTTAGCAAATATGCTAGAGTCTTCTATAAAAAACTCATTACCATCCTTATCAACACACTTAAATACTTCTATATCATCTATTCTCTGCTTACCAATAACTCTAAAACATATGGACATTTTATTCCATCCTGATAAACTTACATCTAAGTATGTCATAAATTTATAAGATAATTATTATTAAATTCTTCCATAGTATAATTCCACTCACTGTTATCCATATGCCACTTAGCTCTGGACAGTAAGTTCATATACTCAATAGTACCTCTATCTATCTGAGATTCAGATATCTTATAACAATGTCTAGTAAAGAACTGTGTATCTACTACTGGCATATAACAAGAGAAACTATAACCCTCAAACTGTTTAGAGATAGCATACTTATAGAATGCCATCTGTCTATAGTACTTCCAAAACTCAAAACTTTCTGGAAAGAATTGTGCTCTCTTAGAGGTAGTCTTTAAATCTATTAGTACACAATACTTTTCCTTATGATTTACAATAAGCCTATCAAGTCTAGCTTTACAATCAATACCTAAGCATTGAAAGAATATATTATACTCATTAAATATCTCACAATCAGGCCACTCTTGAAAGAGATACTTAGCACAAGCAGCATGACTATTTAAAGCTTCTATACAACTTTCTATAGTTATCTTTTGCTCCTTAGTCATAAACTGCTTACCCTCATTAAGCTCTAACTCTGCAATATACTCATAGATACTACTCTTCTTTAAGGTATTTAAGAGTGTCTCATCCTTATAGTTATTATAATAAGATGCTAACCTTGCTGCTTTAAGTAAGATTTCATCCTGTGTCTCAACAAGATGAGAGTCCTTAATTTGAAAGTATTGTGTAACTACATTACACAAACTCTCATTAGGCTTAACTACATCTGAGACTACAAACTTACTTGGATCTTCTACATACAGGTGTAGTAGACTTCCGTTTTCCAGACTTGGGCTTGGGGCTATCTTTTGTATTGTTCCCTCCAGATACATCTGGAATAACTTTGGACTTCCTCCTTGCTCTGGGTTTATCAGGGATAGAGTGCTGTTGGCTATCTCCCTCCTCTCGTAATAATTGATTTCCATTATCTCCATATATTTTTTTAATTTCTTCTACTACTTCTCTACATTGTATCTGATTTCTAGGCATAAAGAAGTTATGATCTGGAAATTTAAACTTAAACATCTTATGTTTAATTCTAGCTTTCTCCTCAAGAAGCCCCTTTGTTTCTATAACTATCTTCTTATCAGTAAGATAGAAATCAGTTACATATTCCATTTTTCTAATAGTCTTATTCTGCCACTTAAAGGAAGGTTGTAACTCAAATGGTTCTTGCATCTTTAGATCTGCAAGTAAGTTCTCCTTCTCTAGTAGTTTATAGAAATAAACTTCTAAACCACTATCAAAGGTCAAGTTGTTATACTTGACCTTCTTAGTAGCATAATACTTTTTACTCATTATTTAGAAGAATGTTTGATCAACAAGATTTGATACTTCAACAGTATCTCCTACTACATAATTAACTTTATTATTAAAAAGTTTTACATTAATATTATCTAGTAGCTTATCTTTAAACTCCTTTCTTTGAGTAATACTATCAAAGGTATATTGTTTATGAAATAAGAAGTAAATATCTTCTATATTCTCAATAACTAACTCAGCTCTATAATCTAAGTTTGTTAAAGCTCCACCATGATTAATATGTATATTATCTATATCTTCCTTATACTTATTATAAAAATCTTTTTGTACATAAAAAACTCTCTTGTTTGAGTATGCATTACCAAAATTTCTCTTATGTACATACAATACTATTTTACCATTTATATCTAAGATAACATCATAAAATACATAATAAGGAAAGAAAGACTGTAAATACTTTCTGTTATGTATACTCTTAAAGTTATTACTTATCTTACCAAAGATTTGTTCTAAAGTAGTAGCAGTTTTTCTAATAGAGAATGGTTCATAATTAAAGAGTCTGGTTTTACCAGAATTACTATACTTAGTCATTCTCTGACTATTATAGTATAAATTAATCTTATTTTGAATTTGTTCTACTGTTGCTGCCATGTCAAACCATTAAAAGTATGAAAGAATGGAGTTTCTCTAATCTCCTCACCTATCTCAGCAAGATGCTTTTGATTGGCAAGATAATTACAAAATAATGCTACAGCTTGAGTTGCTACCATAGCTGCATAGTGACCTGTTTGCTTATAACTACAAGGTAAATCAGGTATCTCATCATCTTTTCTCAAAGAATCTAAGTATTGCTGTATATGTTCTTCCTTATGTACACAGAAGATTTGAAATTCCTCTGCTTGCAATCTGGTATCTATAAAGATTTTCCTATTAGACATCTTACACCACTCCTCAAACATAAGTTTCCTAGCTTCCATATTGTCAAACATAGCAAAGCAATAAGGAGTTACCTCACTACCTTCTTCATACTTATCAAGAGATTCAATAAACTTGTTAGAGTATCTATATACCATATCTGCTACAGCAGCAAATTTAAGCTTACCTCTGTCTTCATACTGAAAGAACTGGCAATCTAGATTTACATCTTCTACAATATCCATCTCATAACAGAATAAATTATGTCTAAGTCTGGATAGAAAGAAAGCTACATAAGCACCTACACCACCTAAACCCCCTAGAGTAATATCTAAAGGGTCTGTTACAAATGGTGCTGCTGAGAATCTACTAAATTCTAAACGATTATATCTCATGAATTATGATTTACATATTCTTTCCACTCTCTATCAGTCATTCTGGAAATATCCTTAGCTGGATATTTTCCAAAACTTACATCTTCAAAATCATCCATACCATCTATTAAAGAATGTATAGAAGCTAAACCATAAGTAATATTTTTAATCTGAGGATGTGCAGGAAATATTTCTTCTACATAATTTAATAAACTAAAGAGAGTATCTTTAACTTTAGAACTTTCTGGTCCATCTAAGTAATCTAAACAAAGTTGTTCTACTTCATCAAGATATTCTTCTACATTCTCCTCAGTTACAATTTTACTAAGAGCTTCAAGAACTGTAGTATATTTGTAATTTATATTACCTAGACTGTATTTATTTAAAGCAATAGAGATTTTATTACCTACATAAGGAATCTCATACTGACGAAACTTACCTTTATTAGAGTAAGTTTGTACAGGTGCTTTAACCTTAGAAGCTTGTATAGTATTAAATTCTTTTTCAAACTCACTATTATCTGTAGCACAAATACTTACAGGTAAAGAATACTCTACAATAATTCTACCATCATTAACTTCTTTCTTAGTATAGTTACTATCCATACCTCTATAAGAAACAGTATTAATCATCATATCAGTAGCTATCCTAGCATTAAAGTCTAACTTGTTATTAACAATAACAGATAGATGGAAAGGAAAGTTAGTTATATTATCATATAAGTGCTTATCATCTACTCCAGATGGACTTACACCCATAGTATGATGAGAGTGAATACTAAAGAACATTACTGGCCACTTGTCCTCATTCCCTTCAAAATACTCAGCAAGAGTTGTACCCCAATCATACTCAGTATAACCAGCAGTACCTACATCTTTAAGTATCAAATCTATTACATGTAGTTGTAGAGTATCATCATAGATATCTCCCTCAACCTTCATGACACCTACTCCACTCCACTCTATATTAGAGCATTTGGAATTCAAATATTTGATTTTGTTCAACACTCTGTCCTCCAGAGTTATTGGATTCTTTAAGTTTTTCTTTATAATCATCATAAGTACTATTTATAACTTCAATTGGACATATATGCTTAATAAACATATATAACAAACTATCTATATTATTATATATTTTTCTAGGATGTTTATGTATAGTAATAAGATTTTTACTCTTAATATACATATCATCAACCTTTACATGTTTTTCTAAGGGTGCTTTCTTCCTAGTGTTAGGATTAGTCTCATAAGAGAATAATGTAAAGAAATCTTTTTTAATATTATCTACATCTATACCTACAAGTACTTCCTCATCTAGTAAAGCTATATTTATATAATTCTTAAAAGAGTTTATAAACTCTTCATTACTAAAGACAAGAGGAAGAAAGTCTCCCCAATCTAAATCTATACCTTTAGTTAATCTATCTAAGGCATAATAATGATCACCATGCTCTGTCTTCTGAGTGATAGTTCTATAGAAATTTATCCAGAATATATCAGCATCATTCTCATTAAATGTATCTATTTGATAATATAAATTATCTAATGACATCTTAAGAGGAGACTCACCTAAACAATAACTACCAAAGTTACCATTTATATGAGGGTGTACAAATGTAGGATTACTTACATCAAGTGTAGTTCTAAAGGCATATAAACTACTCTGCTTAATGTAAAAATATATATCTTTAATTTCTACAGGATCACTACTACCATTAACTGCACTTAGAAATAATCTAGGAAAATATATACTAAGATGATGTCTATTTTCCACCTCAAGTAAACCCATTTTACAAATACTAGTATCATACATCTCAGAGTTCTTAAGCTTATTATAAAATTTAATAGGCTCAAATTTACTATAATGTGTTACATTATCATCATCCTTATATATCTTATATAAGTCTAGATATATATTATTATTTCTAGCACTTAAAGCAAAATTTTTAATATTATAGTAGAAATTCTCATAATATAGATACTTTCTATACTCCTTAATATATTTTTCTACATCAATATCTATACTTAACTTAGGTTTAAGAGTTAGGGGTCTCCGAAGAAACCCCTGTATCTCTTTAACTTTCTTACTTCTGAGTTGCATATTTAGCCTCAGCTAAGACTCTCTCATTGAATTTTGTAGCATTATAAGTATTTCTAATACCTAATGCATACTCTACCTCAAAAAGTCTTTCTGTAAGACTAGTATCAACATTATTTACACTCTCTGCTCTGCTTTGAAGCTCACTTAAAACATCATTAAGTCTCTCCCTCATAGTATCTAATGTATCATGAGTATAGTTACCAATAATTTCTAACATGTCCTCATCATCATTTTGTACAGCCTCTAGTCTGTACTGCTTAAGAGCAGCTCTAATATCAGTATACTCAGACATTGCTGCCTTCATATCCTTAGGAGAGATAAATACCTTTAAAGCTCCCTCTGGAAGAACAGCATCAGCATGCTCTAAAGAGTACAAAGCCTTACCAACAGTAACAGTCTTGTTACTAAAATCTACTGCAGGAAGAGCAGCTACTAATTGAGAAAAGGTGCTTACACCAGCTTCTACCTCAAATTGATTAACTTGAGAATTGTTTGTTGTTACAACAGTTACTTTACGCATAATTTTATTTTTTATTTACAAAATTGTATTTAATAGATCTTGAATATACTCATGCCCCAAGATCTTATAGGCATCAGAGAAATCTTTAATCCCCATTTCTCTATAATGTTGGGGAAATAATACAATTGGAATATTATACTTACTTCTTATAAGTACTGCTGCTCTCTTACCAGGAGCATCATTGTCTGCAAGATACACACAATTGTACTTATCTACAAGCTTCTTTGGAGGAAGAACACTTTCTCCCTGCATAGCTACAGCTTGTATATTAAATAATGATAGACATACTACATCCTTCATACTCTTAGTAATAACTAAGAGCTTAGGATTATCTATATACTCTAACCCTTGAATCCATCTACTATTACAGATGAATCTATAATTATCCCTCTCTGGGAAGTAAGCCTTTACAGAGTTATCAGGAAAAATGTACACAAAGCACATCTCTCCTGTCTTCTTACAATCAACAAAGTTACCATCTTTGTTTTTTAAGTATAAACTCTTGCAAGAATGAATATTGAATCTCTGTAAAGTTTCCAGTCCTATGCCATACTGCATCCAGTAATCTTCTTCTTTCTTAGAGAATTCTTGAAAGTTTACTTTAAGTTCAGCACTTTTCTTAGTTGTTGTAATAACAGAAGTTCTCTTTTCTACTACTTCGCTAGTAGAGTAAGTCTTTAAGGTTTTATAAATATCTAACAGTGCTTCTTGATAATTGAATTTCTTTAGATGCATAACCATAGCTATAGCATCACCACAGAATTCCCCTGGTCTATTATCATAATAGTTCAGAGTATTACCATAATATTGAAATGCACATGTGGGAGAACTATCTTTCCTTAAAGGACTTACAAAACTACCTCTTATTACAGGAACACCATAAGCTGCAAATATTGCTTCCTGAGAAAAAGTTTTATAAATATAGTCCCTACTTAAATTAGAGACATACATTTATTTAGAATGGCAAATCATCAGCTCCAGAAGGAGCACTTGTAAAATCAGCACTTACCTCAGGCTTAACAAGAGCATCAGTAGGACTAACAGTAAGCTTATCACTATTAGGTGCAGCAATATAACCACTCTTAGCAAACTCCAGATATCCAGATTTGCCATAAACTAACTTAATATCAGCAGTCCTCTCAGTACCTACAGCAGTTACAAAGTTCTTACAAAACTCATTGTAAGTCTTACCTTCTACTACTACATCACCAACAACAGCAGTCAAGACTGTCTTAGTATCTCTAATAAAGCCCATCATTTCTAAGGCATTAGCTACCTCATCTGACATATCTACACCCTTCTGACCTTTAATACCATTAAACTCAAAGTTAAATGGGCAAGGTCTGTTTTGCACATTACCAGCTTGTTTAGGTTCCCACATAATCTTCTTAATGTTAGTATCTACTACTCTAAGAGATAGGATAGGATCACCAGAACCATCTTTTCTAAGAGGTTCAAAAATAGCTTCTACAGGTACATTAACATTGATACCTGGTTTTACTGAAGCAGCAGGGGCTTTTACACTATTAGTATTAAACATATTATTTATTTCTTATTTTGCTTTATTAAAAGTTAAGTTCATATTGATTATCAGCTACAGTAGCAGCATCTTGTTGAGGCTCTTCTACTTCCTCTTCTTGTGGCTCAATAGCTACAAATTTATAGAATTTACCCATATCATTACTCTCAAATACTTCTAATTTAAAAGTATTTCCAATTGGATTTAAGTACTCACAAAGGGTAGGATTAGAGAAAGTCTTACTCTTATTCTCACCTCTTGAGGTCTTCTTATAGAACTGACCATTAGCAGATACAAGAAGTAAGTAAGTATCACTACTCTTACCAAAGGTAAGCTCATTGTTCTGCATATCATTTAATCCAAAGAATGTTTGAGAAAACTCAAGTCTATCATTCTTAATGCGAAGATCCCAGTTTTGTGTGGTATTCCTCTTTCTTGTTGTAGTTGCAATTACTTGAAACATAAATGTTTTTTGTTTTTAAATTTTACTTGTTATAAATTTCTATTTGTTTAATGATTTCATTCAAATCATTAGGGATTTCAATAGTATTGAAAAGTCCCATCGGAGATTTAGCAGTATTATTACCATCATTTTGAGTAACAAAAACATATTCTAAACTTCCATCATCTTTTTTGTACACTTTTGTATACAGAACAATAGAATATAAACCTTCTAAAGTTACATACTGAGTAAACATTTTACCAATAGTTTTAGCTTGAACTACCTGTTTACCAAATTCATCTTTATCTACTTCTATATGATTGTTAACAACAACATACAAATCATCTCTTAGATTTTTAAGAGAATCTGCTAATTTAAAAGCGTTCTGAGAGATGTCTACAAATTTTTGAAAACCTGTTTCTTTAGCTCTCTTCATATACTCATTAGCCATAAGATATTGATTATCATCTATAATAATAACCTTTATCTCAGGTCTTTTAGTATTAATATGCTCTAAAATATTCATTATAGTAGCATAATTATCAGATGATAACATATTACCTGTAGGGTTTTCTTTACTTATCTCAGTATAAACACTCTTCCAACCCTTAAAAGGAAGAGGTTTTTTAGCTACATTTATTATAAATGTAGATTTAGGACTTAAGTTCCTAGCAGCAGTACTTTTACCTGTACCACTTTGTCCTAATATTAGCATTCCTATTGCCATTTATTCTTTATATTTAAAAATCCATTTGTTTTCATAATTACTTTTAACTCTTTTTTCTAATCTTGGTTTAATTTTATTTAAACTGATATTTAATTTTAAAGAACATTCTTTAATAGAGTCAAACTCATAAATAATATTATCTTCTAGATCTGTAACAATAATAGCTCTTTTATTATTTTCAGCCATTACCTTACATCTTTCAGATATAATATTTATAAATTCAATATTTTCTTTCAAAGATTTAGATTGAGCTTTTCTATGAGATTCTGGTTTATTAGCTAAATATACCTCTAGCTTTTTTCTTCTATCTGCTCCCCAAGTTACTCCTAAAGTATTACCTGCTGTTTTGCAAATATCATAACCAAAATTATCATCATAAGACTTCCACAAATCTTTATAATATTGTTCTCTTATTAAACAATCCTCTGAGTTGCAAAACTCTACTATTTCAAACTTAAAATTACTTTCACCATATTTGTTAAAAGCATTTTGTAAATGAGTACTAGTATGTTTGTTTAATCTTAATCTATAAAGATGTTCCCACAATCTTCTTTTAATAGTCCTTGTTGAACTTCCAACATAAATTTTACCATCTAGTAAATTTAATATTTTATAAACTCCTGACAACATATTTTTTAATACATTCTTGAATATAATGTACTTATTATACGTTTAAACAGGCAAGATTAAATTATTTGCTGTAGTTTTTTAGTTGGTAATTTTATCCATGTTCCATATCTATATAGTTTCCCACTTGTTTAACTATAAAAGCTTTATATACTACTTCTATTATATTTTCATTATTTTGATCATAATCATTTAAAGTAATATCATGAGTAGGTACTGATTCTATAACATCTATATACCCTCCAACTCCACAATAATGATTCCATAGTTTACAGTATTCTGCTTTTCTATTTAACCACATATTCCATACTCTAATATACATTTCTCTAGGAATAAGTAATACTACTTTGTTTCCTTTAATATGTACATATTCTGCTGTTACACCAAGTACATGAGATTCAGATATATCAAAATCTAATCTTAATTCTTCTTCCACCATTTATTTTATAACTTTAATTTTAAAATACTTTCTTCATTTAAATATCCAGTTTCTCCAGCATAATATTTTAATTTACTTAATTCAACAGCATCTTGTAATCCTAAGTTATAAGCAACTTTTAATATACTATGATATTCTTCACCAGTTAATATAATTTTACTATTGACAGGTTGCATATCTATATAGACTTCTATCTCTCTCATAAACTGTTATAAATTACTTGCATCTCTTCAGATTTTGCTGGTGGTAGCTCTGTAAAACTACCTGCTTTAGGATTAGCTAGTAAACCTACAGCTATATTATCTCTACCAAGTCTGTTCTTGATTACCTTTAGCATAAGAAAGCTATCCTTAAGCTTATTCACATCATAACCTAAGCATGTAGGCATATCCATCTTAAAAGCTGACATAGTAGCTAATACTACATCAGAATCTGCGTATGGATTTCGACTTGATTTAAAGTCTGTAATTTGTGGAGATATATCTACACCTTTAAATTTAGCTCTGTCAATACTTGATAGACCATCATTAAATTGTGATATAAAGATACAAGAAACATTGAACATATTTCTAAGTTCTACCATATATTCTGATGCTTTATCTATAACCTCCTTATCAGAGAATCCTCTCTCTTTCTTAAGAAGTAAGAGGTGATCTAGAATAATTATATTATAAGCTTCAGGGTTATTAGCAGTAAACTTATCAATCTTCCTCTTAGTATTACCTTCTGAGTCTGTATACTCTACATAAGTAAAAGTACCCTTAGAAGATAGATATTGCCACATCTCATTGTAAATACCAGTAGGATTAGTACTCTTAAATCTAAAATTTATCTTAGAGAATAAAGCATTTACTGTAGGTATCTCTTTCTTGACATAATCTAACTCTAAAGGTGTAAGTCTATTATCACCAAAGCCCTTAATAACCTCTGGTGGAATAGTAACATTATACTTATTCTTAATAATTACAGAAAGCCAATTACATTTCTTAGATAACTCATCTATCTCATAAGAGTAGTAAAATACATTTATCTCTATACCTTTAGCTTCTGCATCACTTATTGCATTTAATAGCATAAAGTCTGCAAGAGTAGTCTTATAAGTACCTGAGAGGCCACCCAGTAAGGTATATACACCTCTTTGAATACCATGTATTTCTTTATTAATCCTCTTAAATCCATTAGATAAGCCTTGAAACTTACCATTAATACCTGCTTGTATTCTCTCTTCTAAATTCATAATGAGCTTACTTTCTCTATCTTTTCTTCAATACTTAACTTTTCCCAAAGCTTAGCTTTAATAAAGTTTTCTATCTTCATATTAATATTACCCTCATTAGCTTTAATCTTAGCAATAACCTCATTATGAAGGTTAATATCTCTCTTAATATTCTTAGCATATAAGATAGACATTAGATTTCTATCTGCAGCAGTAAGGAATGCTTGTCTGCCATCAATAACTATAAAAGCAGGATAAGCATCATATAACTCATCAATATGTTTATCTACCTCAAAGAATAACTCTTTAGCAAGTTTATCTGTTACCTCAAAATAATCCAATTGGAATGTATTCTTAGTACTAGGAATTACTTGCTCAATTAAACCTCTCTCTACTAAGGAGATAACCATCTCAGCATTAATAGCTCTCTTACTTCTCTTACCATTAACTAAGACATTCTCCTTAACTCCATACTTAGAAGTCAAAGTTATCTTTTGACCAACCATATTCTCTGTAGCTGAGGTAGGTCTTACCTCATCATCCTTTGGTGTAAAGTTACTATACTTATACACCAAATCATATCTCTTGTTATAAATTAATAAGAGATATGTTAACTCCTCACCAGATACATCATATCTAACAAGAATATCAACCCATTTTTCTAAATCTAGCATGTCTTTTATTTATTGTTTTACTTTCCCCTCTATCTTTCTATAAAAGACTCTATATTATTATTGCTGCTCTTGTATCTTTTTGTTTACTTTTTAACCAACTTTCCTCTTGTGAGCCTCTTATTACTAGATTATATAGATATGAGAGTTTATCTTTCTCATACCTTGTTACCCTATATAGACGTTGTCTATGCTGGGTACTGCTTGATGTGCTACTTGCTATAATACCAAGTGTAACACTACTATCATCAAATCCCTGATCAACACTCTTTGCACCTATAAGATACTGAGCTTCTTTATTAAGAAATGCAGCTAGGTTATCTTTCTTTTTCTTGGTAGTAATCTTGGAGTGATAAAGTACACTATTGGGTAACATAGTGTGAAGATAATCACAAAAAGCAGTACTCTCACTAAAGATAATACACCTATCAGTAGGGTGCTCAGATATGATATTAAGAATTTCTTCATATTTATTAAAAGCATTGTATATAATATCTTTTCTCTTCTTAAGCCATCTATTAAATTGTACTGCATGCATAGCTACCTTACCTGGTTCCAGATAAGAAGGACTACTAGAGTGTAACCCTTGATTCCTTCTATAAAGATAAGCATCTCTACCAGATGGACTTAAGCATGCCATTACATCATCAAATCTATTATAGAATGTTTTAAAGTAAAACTCATACATTTTATTAGCATCAGCATACTGCTTAGCTTCTACTTCTGTAAAGTCTAAGAATTTATTATACTCTATAACAGGTGCTACCCACTGATTTAACAAAGCCTCCTTCATAGAGATACTACAGATTTCTGTAATTCCTCTCTTAGATAGAGTTTCTATATGTGCCTCAGATACAGTAGCAGATAAGCCTAAGAAATACTTCCACTTACTATTTAACACAGCTTGATTAAAGACAAGAGCTTCATTATTACTATACATATGTATTTCATCCTGTATTAGAAAATCAGACTCCATAGTAGTCTTAACATATGTATTAACTACAAAAACAGTTGCTTCTACTTTCCACTCTTTTAAGATCTTAATCCACTGCTCTTGTAAGATTTGTCTAGGTACAATAACATGTATAATAGTATCTTTTGGTAATGCTTTACAACACTTAATAGCAGTAATGGTTTTTCCAAAGCTTCCACACGCAGTAAGAAGACCTACTCTATTATTATCTTCCCAAGTCTTTACAATCTCAGCTTGCTTTTGATCTTTAGTTACCATTCATAATCTCATTTATCTCATCAGGATCTGGAGGAATTGGTAACTCATCCACTTCTATTTCTTGATATAAATCCATGTACTTCTTAATGTTTTTAGCAAAAATTAATAATTCTTTAGGAGTAGCATTAGCCTTCATACAATTAGCTAAAGTACTGATGACAGCAATATTCTCCTTAATATACCCTTTATTAGGATATATTCTATCTATAGATGGGGCATATCTAGTACCACATATTAATGGAACTTTAAGAATAGGACACATATTAGGAATGTATACATCTTTAGGTTCAATATTGAATTCTAAACCTTTCTTCAGTGCTCTTCTTCTGGCACTTCTAAATAGTGTTTGTCTTAACTCATTTAAGTTTTTATACTTACTTTGAGATAAGACATTAATATTGAATTTTTTATTCTTTCTCACATATTAATATTTATTTCTAGCAGCAAAGCTACTAATACTTCAACTTACAACCTAAGAAAGTCGTAACCCCTTTAACTCAGCTTCTTTCTGAGTAAGGTATTTTCTATTCTCATTTAAGAGACTAGCTATCCTAGATGCTTCTACCTCAGGATCATCTATATTCTTATCTATTGTACATAATAAGGTATATGTTTGAGAATCTTCTCTCTCATATATCCCTACACCTACAAAAGACTTAACTCCACTATCCTTACCATCACTGTTAGTATATGTAATACTATTACCTTTAACTACTTTATACATTGTTTTTAAATTTTACTTGGTCCACTCTTTTGTTATAGTAGTATCTACCTCAATAGGTATAGATTTAACTATAGTTTCTGCAGCTCTAATCATACAAGCTTCTTGTATTTGTTTCCATTCTTCAGCTTTATCTTCAGGTACTTGATATATTAAACAATCATGTACTTGTAATACAAATTTAGCATACCCAACTTTTTTAGCAGCCTTTTGACATTCTATAATAGCTAATTTAACCTGATCAGCACCAGAGCCTTGTATAGGAAGATTCTTACTAGCTCTTTCTATAGATCCTAATCTCTTACTCCACTCTCTCCAGTCTAAATCTTTAAGATATGAGACATCCTCAAAGAATCTAATTCTACCAAAGAAAGTCTTAATTAAGAATCTTGAAGTCCCTAGATTACCTAGTCTTTGAAGTAAGGTAGCTACTTGAGGTACAATAGAAAAGTACTTATCAATAAACTTTTTAGCCTCTTCTACAGGTATATCTAATGTTTTAGATAACTTAAACTCTGACATACCATAAGCAAGGCCAAAGTTAATAGTTTTCTGCACATCTCTATAAGATTTCCCTCTAAGAAAAGCTGGTTTAGTTTTAACATCAGATATAGGTACATCAAATGTAAGAGAAGCTAATTCTCCATGCAAATCTTTACCTTCTCTGAAAGCTGCTAACCATATAGGATCTTGAGAAAACTCAGCTATAAGTCTAAGCTCTTGAGCAGAGTAGTCACTAGCTACTAATACACAACCTTCATCAGCTTTAAAGCAGTTTAAATACTCATTCTTAGCTGGAATGTTTTGCATATTAGGGCTATCATTACCTCCAGTAGATATTCTACCTGTTTCTAGTATTTGCCACACATTAGTATGTACTTTCTTAGATACAGGGTTTATATAATCTAAGAACTTAACACCATAAGTTGTTACTTGTTTGGCTTTTTTCTTATATTCTATAAACTTATTAATTAGAGGATACTCCTTAGCATACTTATTAATATCTTTTTCAGAAGTACTATCTATATCTTCTATACCTAATTGTTTAAAAACTTCCTTAATTTGAAGAGGACTACTCCACTTAATAGAAGAATACTTCTCAAAACTACTATCAAATAAATCCATTTGATAGGACTTGCAGAACTTCCTTAACTTAGGTTCATTAAGTACTTCCTGATCTAGCTGCCTCTCAAATAACTTCATATCTTTAGAAGCTTTATCTGCAAGAACTAACCACTCATTCTTACTTAGATATAGTCCATTATATTCCATTTCAGCAAATGCAATAGTAACTTTATTTTCTATATCTATAATCTTGTTTAAATTTAACCTATCTACCTCAAGTAATTGAGCTTCTCTTATCTCATGTAAACACATTACATCCTCTGCTGCATACTTAATAACTCTATCAGTTAAACCTTTATAAGTTATCTCTCCTCTAACAGTCTTATCTAAGTATTTACTACAATATTTCATAGCTAAAGCATCTAATCCTAGTTGTCTATCCTTTAAACCTGTAGTAAGTACACACTCTACTAAGAATGTATCATAGATATTAACTATATTAATATTCTTATGTAATAAGAACCTTATATCAAACTTAAGATTTTGTCCTAATTTTAACCATTCATCACTCTCTAATACATATTTTAATATTTCTACAGAATTACCATTAGTACAATCTAGAACAAACTGCTCTTTAGAGTCACCTATTTGCCAACATATGTCTTTACAAGTGTAAGGGTCAAACCCCTCTGCCTCAGAATCTATACCTATGATCTTATTAGTATCTAACCAGTCTATTAACTCATTAGTTGTTACATAGTTATAAGGAGAAAATAAATTCTGTTGCTTACTAATAATGTTTATCATGTTATTACTTCTTCTTCTCCAGTAAATCTATTAAAGGTTGTATTACAATCAGGACATTGAAAATAACTTATACCATCATAATGTTTAGGATGAGAATAATCTAACTCTATACCTATTTCTCTCTTCCAAACATAAGGAGGAGCATAATATTGTTTCATAGATTCTTCTACCTGTTCATCAGTCCAACCAAATCTATATTCACCTTCTTTAGCATTATCTCTCTGCTTTAAGAACTCTTCAAGAATAGAACCACCTATCCAAGAACTATTACACTTAGGACAATTATCTAAATTACTCATAATTGTTTCTTTAAATTATCTATTTTAATTCTTAAAGTAAGTTGTGATTGATAATATTCATAATTATCTGATTGATAATAATACTCATTTAATTGAGATGTATAATAATCAATCTCATCTTGAATAGAAGCTTTGGATATATAATATTTAATATCTCTTTCTCCTAATAATAATACATCATCTAAGTTCTTAAACATCTCATCTAAATCTTTCCAGCTATTGCTAGATAGTTTAAACTCTAATTTAAAGCTATCAAGTAAATGATTAACTCTAGGAGGAAGTAATTCTTTAACTACTTCCTCTATTGCTTTTAAATTGTTAAATACTTTTTGCATATCTCTATTAATTTAATTAAACAAGCAAGTTCTGCTTCTTCATATGTTTTATAAACACCATATCCTTCAGGCGGTAATTCATCATTTAAAACAACAAAATTATCTTCATTTAATTTATGTCCATTGATCCCTCTAAAATGAACAAAATACCCATTATAATACTCTTTATTTCTTGTCATCCAATCAATGGAATATGATAAGTTATACTTATCTCTAAACCATCTAAATGCTTGTGAGAATGTTGGTAATTGAATTACATCTTCACTTGAAAAAATAGATGGTTGTCCATTATAATTAAGTTCTCTTGTATAAAAATTCCAAGATGCCAAACAAGGTTCATCAAATCCAAGTTCTTTAAGCTCTAATGCGATTTCATAAGGTATAAATTCTGTTGTCATATCTCTTCTATTTGTAGTATGTTATAATTATGTAATATTTCTTGCATTACTCTAAATAAATTACTATTCTGTCTATTTAGATTACTCATAATAAACATAAAGAATACATCTTTAGTTATATGTAATACTTTAGACTCACCAATCTTAACTTCCTTGCATTCAAAGAAGTTATCTTTAAACTTCTGTAATGAGGGGACTTGCAACATGTATATCATAATTATAAAATAAAAAAGCCTGATTTCTCAGGCTTAAAATTAAACATTTTTGTTTTTATTTCTCTTAGAATATTATTTCTCTAATTCTATTATTATCAGTATCTCTGAATAGTATTCTTAGACTAGTTGTATTAGCATTAATAGGTATATTTAATGTAGTAAGATTGTTAGTAGTAGTTGTATAAAATATAACTCCATTAACTATTACTTGAATAGATTTTACTGGATTACTCCAAGTACTACCAGATAACCATCCTGTATGTAAAGTAAGAGTAGTAATATTCTTATTAACATTATTAAATGTAATACTACAAGCTCCTGTAGTTACCCATCTACTAGCATTAGTAGTAAAGATACCATCCC